TGTTGAGATCTGGGACGAAACGCAGCACGACCCGGTTGAAGAGTTCAAGCTGCTTATAAAATTAATAGATGAAAAAAATTAAGGGCCAGTTTAGAATGATTCTAAAGTACCAAGCCACAAGCGGCAAGCGCCAAGCAACAAGCGCCTGAAGCTACAAGCAACAAGCGCTTGACAAAACAGCATTATAAGATTATATAAGATTTAGAAATATGAATTTAAAAGAAGCAAAAAAAATAACCGGCGGGCTGTCAAGCCCATCGAAAATGCCTGGCTATGCATATAACCTGCCAGCATGGAAGTGTATCACAGGGGTGAAGCTCCAAGCTGTGGAAGGATCTGTCTGCGCTGGCTGTTATGCCATGAAGGGTAGATATAGATTTAGAAATGTAAAGGAAGCGCTGGACAGACGACAGCAATCTTTAGGACATCCGCAATGGGTGGATGCCATGACCACGTTGGTTACCTGGTACAGCAAGAAGGTGCCATTCTTCAGGTGGCATGACTCTGGCGACCTGCAGGGGCCTGATCATCTCAAGAACATATTCGAAGTATGTATACGTACACCGCAGGTACAGCATTGGATGCCAACGCGCGAAGTGAAGCTGTTGACACTGATGGACCCGGACGTGGTACCAAAAAATTTAATTATTCGTGTGTCCTCGCATATGATAGACCAGGGGCCGGTTAAATTCTGGCCTCATACGTCGACTGTGGTTCAGGCAGGTAAAACCTGCCCGGCACAGGAACAAGGCAACGAATGCGGCAGCTGTAGACAATGCTGGGACAAGGAGGTATCAAATGTCGCTTATCCGAAACATTAAGCAATATCAATATGATTGGTTATGTTATTGCAAATGGTGTAGATTGTTAAGATTCCTGAAAATTAAGAAGTGACTCACGTCTGGAGACACCCTAAGTATTATGCGGAACTCCGGAAACTACGTAAGCTACAAGCTACGAAAGTTACAAGCTGCAAGCCACAAGCTACTAAAGTTACAAGCTACAAGCTAAAGTCACAAGCTACTGAAGATCCTGAAGATATAATCCACAAGCAACAAGCCCATAGTCACAAGCGGCAGGTGACTTGAATCCATCTTTTACTAGTGTCAAGATACTAGAGCCTGGAAACATTTTGTACTCTCTTCGAGAGGCCTTCCAGGCAAGTATAAATGTATGCTGTGGATGTTTCACATGAAACGCAATTTGATGTGGTGAGAGTCTTAATTTGTAACCCGAAATAACCTTTAGCTCTACGGTAAAAAAGGTGCCAAAAGTATTATAACCCAATAGATCGGGAGTGCCCAATACAGATGAATTTTCAATCCTAGTCCAACTAATTTGTGGTGTATGTTTTTTAAAATCATGCCATAATTTTGTTTCTGGACGCATTAAAAAACCGAGGTTACAAATGTTTACACAATGAGCTTAGGTTTACCCATTTTAGCGACTTCTTCGTGCGTAGAAATTACAATTCTGTGTGTCTCTCTAGCACCAATTAATTTATTTTCAACTAAATCTACACCTTTGATGTCATAATGTCGCCCATCCGGAGTACGAACTTGAACTCGAGCATCTTGAGTAACACTTGCTTTCTGTTTAGGACCTACGAATCTTTCGAAGATCATAATAAGATCTCTACCCTTTAACATTTTTTTCTAACTGTTGGATTCGATTGGTTAATGTAGCAACATCATAAGACAATAAAGTATTATCTCTTTTCAATTCATTAATCTCAGCTCCGGCCTGTCTACATTTATTTTGCAAGAATTCTACTTTCTTTTGTAAGGCATCTCTTTCTGTTTTTTGAGCTAATATAATCTGCTCTAAATCATTAGAACCCCTCACATTGGATATTTTTATTTCATTTTCGTATGTCATTTCTTCTCCGTGTTCCTTTATTTTGGCATAAGTACGCTTATCTTTCATATTTGACTTTATAAGATAATCTATTTATATTGTCAACTATGACGGAAATTGTGAAGAAAAAACGAGGACCCGCACCACGACTTACACCTATGCAGGCAAAGTTTGCCGAACTATTAGTATTCTTTGAAGGACGTAAGTATGCCTATGAATGTGCAATTGAAGCTGGGTACAGCAAGAATAGAGCACGACAGGAAGCATATGAATTACAACATCCTAAACTTTCTCCTGAAGTACATAAATACATTGGACAACTAAGGGAAGAACGTAATAAAAAATATGGTGTATCTTATGGAGGTCACTTAACCGAACTAGGTAGAATTAGAGATGAAGCCATCAAAGCAAAATCTTTTTCTGCAGCAACTATCGCTGAAAAAGCGAGAGGGGCAGTAGGTGGACTCTATGTTGAACAAAAAATAGTTAGAACAGGGAAATTAGAAGACTTATCAGAACAGGAATTAGATAAGCGTATTGAGCAAATAACTGATGAGAGCGCTGTAATGTTAGTAAAGAAAGACCCTCCAAAAGGTGTAAAACCTGAAGACGTAAAACCAAAGCTTCCGTTAACTTAATTTAACCATCTTAGTAACCCACGATCTAGGAATCATAGTACGATCACCAAAAGTTATTTCTTTTGTAGCAGGATCTAAATCATATGAAGCAAAAATTTTGATTGAGTTATCATCTTTTGAAAACACCCAACCTTCGTTAATAGGTTTAGCTAATTTCATTTTAGTAAACTCTCTGTCATCAGCCCAACCTGAATCACTAAACGCATCTACCCATTCAATCCTGTACTTTGAATACGGGATATCGTTCGGTTGACTTGGGACGACTTGTTTTCTTCTTCTTGGTTTTTTTCTTGCCATGGTAAAATTCTGGGTTATGTTTTTTATTAAACTCTTCCATCCACGGAGATGGTCCTGTCCAATTTTTATTTCGGCCTATCATATCAGACCCTATAACATTTTCTAGAATTTTTTCTAGATTTGGGTACCCAAAAGTACCGCGCGACCCCTATACTCTCTAAAACCATTGGTATTCCTTGCTGATCACCTCAACACCTGATCACCTCTATTTTTAAAGTGCTGATTTTCTAATTTTGTATTCTCAGAAAACCTATAGGGAGGTGATGAAGCGCTATTTTCCTTGGTTTTCATCTGTGACATTTATGCCACACTCTTCAGCCATTGCCTGAAGCAGTATAATTTTATCTTGAGCTGAAGCAATTGTGTCCAAATGTTGGCTAATTCTAGTAAATAGTCCATCCAACCTTTCTTCAGGAACACCATCTGTCTCAACACTTAAAAGTTTTTTAAGATTTTTTTCTACTACCCACATCCGAGTAATTTCTCTCTTAATCACTTTTTCTATTACTTGTTTGTTCATAATATTTATTGACCCTTTCTAAAAACCGATGTTGATATTTTATAAACTCACGACCTTTTATTTGAAACTTTTGAAAGTAACAGTCCGGGGTGCACATCAGTATAACACCCTGAGTTATCTCCGTCCTATAAATATGGTTATGGGCCATAGCATAGGCACCTAGTTGCATAAAGTAATCATCTATCCATTCTTTACGCTTTGGTTTATTGGATTGTTTAAAATCTATTATACTATCTTCGTAGTCGTATACTCCGACTAAGTCTGTAGCTCCGGCGTACAAATCTGGATAATGTAAAGTAACTTCTGATCCCCAAATTTCTTGTAAATCATTGAATCCTTTATCAATTATCGTGGTTGCCATGTCGTTTGCAATTTTGCCTTCTGGCGTTAAATCTAAATGACCTTCCCCTAAAATATATTTTTCCAAGTGCTTGTGCATGTTGGTCCCGCGCGAAGCCGCTAGTTCCTTGATCCTAGTTGCCTCATTCTCGCCTACTTTCGCCTGCCACCTGGCTAAAGATTCTTCAGCCTCTTTTGACTTAGTATTTCCTAGGATACTTGTAACACTAGGTAACTTTTGTTTACCAATATCATAGGTTCTTAAACCGTCAGTTGTAGTACGTGTTGACGCTGGGTAATGATATAATTTATTCCATTTTAAAGCCATTCTAAACTACCTTTCATCCTCATATAAGGTTTGTAATTTTCCGTCATAATCCATATAATAACCGGAAACTTTTTTCTTCTTTTTAAAGATCCGGTCATAATTTTCTTTGTATTTTTTAGTAGGAATCCGTGATCTACCATCCCATTTTCTACCCTTTTCTTTTGTCTTTTCCTTTGTCATTCTGCTCCTTTCTTTTTCTCTCCAGAATTGTATCTACTAAATCATTAAATTTATTATATTTAGTATATAAAGATTTAATTACATCTTGTTTCAATTTAGGTAGTTCAATCAATTTTTTTTGTTTCATCTAACTGTCTTTTTGTCCATACTCTTATAATATTTATTATATCCTCAAGTCTCACTTGATTCTTTCTATTATTACAACCAGAACAACAAAAAACTAAGTTACCTCGTTCGTAAGTTTTAGTTGAGTCTAATCTATCAATAGAAAAATTTTTAGGATTATTAGGTCCTCTTGGCTGCACGCCCAAGCCCCTAGTTCCTGGTCGCCTGTTGTAAGTCCACGGCTTCTTGCAATACTCACAAATTCTACCATTCGTATCTGGGTACTGGTCCTTCATTTCTTGAACATGTAAAAACAATTCAGCCCACATCTCCTCACGGCTAATAGCTGGAGCCCATACTAACTTTCTACCCTTTCTCTTTTTTAAAGCAGAAGGTCGATAGATCCTACTAATCGCCGCGTTTACAAATCCTTTTTCAGAATTAATGTAAAGGTGATCAGCTCTTGAATACTTATATTTTCTTACCATTTAATATTTTATGAAACATCTCTCTACTTTTTTTATTTCTATATTCAATAGAACCACTCCACTTAGGGTTAGGGGTTACTAAAGATTTTAAAATTTTTTTAAAAGACATTCCTTCTTTTTCTTCTTTTTCTTTTCCATCTTCGGTTATTGTAAATTTATATTTCATCTATAATTAACTTTCCATTTAAGTGATCCATTTCATGTTGCACTACTCTTCCTGGTAAATGATAAAATGTTTTATGTTGCTCTTTACCATGCTCACATGTCCATTTTAAATTAACAGATAAAGATCTAGGAACTTTAACCGTTACACCAGGGCAAGATAAACAACCTTCCATATCTCCCATTTTAATATTATTTTTAGCAGTAATGACAGGATTAATAAATATTTGTGGATTATTTTTTTCATTACTTACATCCATTACAAATATCTTTCGATTATATCCTGCTTGATTAGCAGCTAAACCAATACCTCTTTCTTGATACATTAAATTAATCATATTTTTTATAATAATTTTATTTTCTTCAGTCAGAGGAAAACTTATTTCTTCTGTTGGTCCTCTTAAAAATGTATCTGGATGCTTAACGAGTTTCATTGTTCCACATCACTAGCAATCCTATAATAAGTGCATAAATACCTATTATAATTAACATACATGTTATCATATAAACCCCTACAATTTCCGTGCACGTACTCTTGTAGGAGCAAAGGCTCCGAGGCTACCCCGGTAATTGCCGAGGTCATTGCTTGACGTACAGGGAATAGCGCGAGGCATGATATGGACGCCGGTCCTTTTCAATCTTTTAAAATAACCATTAGTCTGTCTTAAATCTTTATCTTGATTATACTCTTCTGCTTGTTTTAAGCAGTCAATACATTCATCATAGTATCCATTTTTAAACAACCATCCTGCATGTAATGACAAAATTTTGTTTTTCATTTTTTTATTTATAATACCAACCATTTTATTTGCATATACATCCGTAAAAAGCACCACTACCATCATTCATCATATGAATGTTGAGAGGGTCACCTGCATACGTAGTTAACTTTAATCTCAAAATATCACACATGTCAAAGCAAGTTATACCAACTTGTTTTATCAAACTTAATCCCTTTAACATTTCTTTTGTTACGGGGACTAAATGGTATAACCCGTCCGTTAGAATTATTAATTCCATCTGCAAACTCCTTTATGTATTTATACCAAAGATCTTTGTATTTAGGATCTTTAGTTTTTTCCCAAAGCTGAGCCATTTCATCTATTTTCTTTGTCATCATGTTTTCGTGTCCCCCAGGATATTATTTTTTTTAAACCTGGCGCTTCAAGTTCTAGTTTAGCATATGGGCGCCATGCTTGTTTTATTAAGTTTAACTCTAACAATAGTACAGACCATTGTTTAGGAGTTATGTTACTACTTTTTATTACTACTTTCTTTACCATTAAATGTTTTTTTTAAAACAGTTGTCCAAGGGTTAAGGTCAAAGTCTTTACTGCAACTTGTGCAAACCATCAGCAGTAATATACAAGTGATTATCACTTTCACTTACTTCCCCTTCTGATTCACACAAAGAACATTGAAGGACAACTTCTTCACGTCCTTCTTCGATCAATGCTTTTAAATACCCATTACCTTTACACTTGGGACAAATTTTAGTCTTTGGTGTTTCCATTTGGTTTACCTTTTTTTAATCTTTTCATTTCTTTCTCTACTATGTATTCAAGAGTCTTTGACAAAGACAAAGGCACCTCAAATATTTCTTTACTCAATACAATTACGTTATTATAAGTTGGTTTATTAACGCAAATGTTTTTAAATTTAGTTGTGTCTGTCATATTTCCTTTTTGTTATATAGTATAGGATAATATACAACTTCTAAAAGATGTCAAGGGGATTATGAAATTTATTTTAACAATGATTATATGTACAAGTGTTTACCAACAATGTTTGGAGCCCTTTCCCATGACAGAGAGATACGATAGTCATTATGACTGCATGTTAGCCGGCTACAATGAAGCTATAGATAAAGCTAATGAGATAGGTCGAGAAGATATCAATAAATATGGAACTATTATAAAATTTTTCTGTATGCCAGAGGAAGATTATCCTCCTGAGAAAAAAGGAAGCTTGACTTAATAATAAGTGTGGTATAAATGTCACATAACACACCTTTTTTCTTTCTGCCTTTATTTCTTTAAAGGCAGGAAGTTATCTCCCCTGTCGGTTGTATGGTTTAAAACTTCTTTTTTCAGATTTATTTTTTCGTTTTTTGTGAACTCTAGGACGCTTTGGAGGTTTGTCTCTAGGTGTAAAGCTAGTAAATTTAATCCTGGCCATGTGGAGACTCTAATTTAATATCACCCTTGCTTGCACCATGAGGAATATAACTTATTTTTCCATTAACTTTTTGTTCAAGATCAAAACCACAAGTCATACACCTAAAAATACATTCATATATTGATACAAGAACTGTATGAGACTTACAATTAGGACAATCTCCATTTACTATTTCAGCTTCTATTTTAGTACCTTCTTGAAGTAGTTTTAATTTTTTATCGGCCATGTTCTTGAGCTTGTTTTTGACAGTCTGCGCATGATTTTTTAAATCGCGCGTGAGTTGAGCAAACAAACGGAACATATACTGGAATTTCTGGCTCCGGAGTATCTTCGTATAGTTCTAAGTGTGGATCTTTTTCTTCTTTTGGAAAAAATTTTTTTATCCAATTTAAAAATTTTGTAATCATTAATATATATCCTTAATAGATTTCCATCTAGTATCTATGTCCGTTGATTCAGAATAGTCCAAGTGAGGTTGTTTAATTGGTTTCTTCCCAGATACTTCTATGTCCGTAGTTTCTGGTTGCGTGTCCATTGGTACTTGTCCAATAAAAAAAGATTCATCGTTTTGAGTCTTTTTAATTGGCCTTGGTACTATGACTTCACTCGTTATGTCCCTGATCTTCGTCATATTTATTTTTTCTATTATATACCTTTTTACTCTTTACCACACGTGGTTTATAACGTCCATCACTTAATTGTTGGGCTATTCTATTTCTAGGTCTATTTTTTTTAAGGAAAGATGCGTATAACTTCTTATTCAAGTATTATTGCTTTAATAGATTTTTCGCCCATATATATTTCAGTTTTTGCTTTACCTTTCCAGCATTTATAAGATACTGATTCAGAGTACTGTCTCTCCGCTTCGCGCTTGCCGCGTAAGCACTGGGCCATTGAGGTTTGGATACGATGTTCCTTAATTTCTCCGTTTACGAACATTAATAATCCTATCACCGCTTCGATCATTGATGATTTCCATTTCCGTTAGTGTATTTCATCTCTCTAGATGCGTCTTTTAATTTTTCTATATCAGTTAAAACTTTGTCCATTTGTTTTGTTAAAAATTCTATGTTGACTTTGTTTAATGCCATAGACTCAATGTGTTTGTTTAACTTATCCGTGGTCTTGTATAAATCCTCGATCATCATAAATTGCTCGCTATCTGCAGGAAGCGAACCAAGTTGACCCCGCGGCCATTTGATTCTAAACTCTGTGTTCTCAGTTAAATCTTTTTCCATCAGTTCTAATGTTGTAGAAATTTTGTTTTGCTTCTCAATAATACCGAAGT